CTCTCCCGTGTTTTTGTTGCTTGGTTTTTTCTTCTTTTTTTTTTTTTCTTTCTTCTTTCGCTGCGTTTTCTGGCGGTGGACGAGATTGCGGAAGGGGGAAGGCGGCGGTTTTCCCCCGTGGGCTCCCCCCCCCCCCCCCCCGCCGGGGGGGGGGGCCAAAAATAAAAAACGGAGGAAAACAAAATGAAAAAGAGAGTAGCAATCATCCTGTTTGGGTCCCTGTTGGCCCTGAGCCTGTGTGCTTGCGGCGGAGATGACGCATCGTCTACCGCCCAGGGCCAGACTGCGGACACCACCACAACCGAGGAAACCCAGGCGCCGGCGGACACATCCAGTGCAACCGTTGGGGATTATGAGGTTTCTATTGGGGACGCAAGTATGATCTCCGATGATTACACCGGGGAGGAAGCGTTCCTTGTAAATCTCACATTTACAAACAATGGAGAGGAAACAACCTCCCCGATGTTGGCCCTAATGGTTGAGGCATACCAGGACGGCGTGCAGCTTGAGAGAGCCATCATTGGGTCCGAGGATTTCGATGCTGGTTCAGAATCCTTGAACGTACAACCTGGCGGAAGCAATGAATTCCAGCTGGTGTTCACTCTAACGAGCGAATCCCCTGTGCAGGTAATCGCCCAGGAATTCCTCGGGGACGGAACTCAGGCCACCAAAACCTTCGATCCGGCCACTCTCGCATAAAAGCGCATAAAACAACCGCCCCCGGTGCTACCAACACCGAGGACGGCTATAGGGGCAGTAAACTTTGGACAGGGTACTGCCCTCTTATTTTAGCCAAAGATAGGAGGAATTGCAAGTGAAATGCAAAAAATGCCATGCCGAATTGCCGGAAAATGCGAAATATTGCCATCAGTGCGGGGCGAAAATCTCGACCGGCCAGGCCACAAAATCCCGTGGAAACGGGACCGGCACCGTATACAAGCGCGGAAAAACGTGGACAGCGGCCAAGACGCTCGGCTACTACGTTTCGGAGGACAAGCTGCACCGAGAGGTGCGCACAAAGGGTGGCTTCAAAACCAAGCGGGAGGCATTGGAGTATCTCTCCATCCTCGGACGAGAGCCAGCAACGAAGGCCCGCACGTTCCGCCAGGTGTACGACCTGTGGTTCCCAACCCATAAGGCCAGCGCATCCACCATGGGATGTTATCAGGCGGCCATGGCGTGGTTTAAGCCGGTATGGGGATATAAACTGGATTATATCACCATAGAGGACCTGCAAGACTGTATGGACGATTGCCCAAAAGGCAAGAGAACTCAGCAGAACATGAAAGCCGTTTGCGGGCTGATCTACAAATATGCCATCCCACGGGGCCTTGCACGGCTCAACCTGGGCGAGTACTTGCGTGTAGGGGGTACGGATACCGGCCCGAGGGAAGGCCTGCCAGAGAGCGCTGTAGAGGCCCTAGAGAAGGCGCAGGATACCGTACCTGGTGCAGACTACGTTTTGTGTCAATGCTATCTGGGATATCGCCCGTCCGAATTGCTCACCCTAGATGCCTCGCAATACGACCGAAAGGAAAAGGTGTTCCGGTGGGGAATGAAAACCTCCGCCGGGAAAAACAGGGTTGTAACCATCTCCCCGAAAATCCAGCCAATTATTGACCGCCTCACCGACAACAAAATTGGAGGGCCGATCTTCTGCCGCCAGGATGGAGGCGAGATGCCGATCGCAGAATATCGCGAGTTGTTCTACTCCGTCCTGGATTCAATCGGCGTGGAAAATCCTGTGAACGAGTTTGGGTACCACCGCTATACCCCGCACTCTTGTCGCCATACATTTGCTACCCTGCTAAAACGGGTGAAGGGCGCAGATAAGGACAAACTGGAATTGATCGGACACACATCGGAGGGGATGCTGCGGCACTACCAGGACGTTGATTTGGAGGATCTCCGCAAAATAACTGACGCACTTTGAATTTGGCCTACTGCATACAAATTGCACACAATAGAGCCGCAAACCGTTGAGGCTCAAAGGGTTTGGCATGTATGGGGTTCAAGAGGCCTTGAGTTCGAATCTCAACACTCGGACCAAAAGTTCCGAAAAATAACCTAAACAGGTGGTTTTCGGAACTTTTTTGTTGCTCACTTTTTCAAATTGATTTTCTAAAAATTTGGCTATTGCATACCTATTGCATACACGGAAAAGAGGCCCGTTGGGGGCCTCTTTTTTTCACATCCCGTGCTTCACCCGGTCCATGACCTCAGACCTTTTGGCATCGTTGAACCGCCCCAGGTCTCCCACCAGATAGCCGGTGATCCGCCGGATACGTTGGAACGGCACTTTCTCGAAAACGGGAGTAATCCCGTATTCATCGGGGTTCTCGGTGCGTCGGATGGAGATTTCCACCACACGCCGCCCCTCTTCCTGCTCCATCATGGCGATGGCGGCCTGGACGATTTCCTCTGGGATGTTGTCTGGGTTGCGGATGGTCATTTGAGCAACCCCAGTCTGCCGAGGATGGCCACAACCTCGTTGCGCTTCATGTGTCGCACGGGGGAGGAGCCATCGGAGACGCCAGCCTTCTTCGCCTTCTCCCACCAGCCTTCCTTCTGGGACCAGTCATCATCCGGCAGGGTCGCAGCATGGATCTCTGCCTTCTTGACCAGTTCGTATGCCTGCTCGTTGGTCATCTCGGACAGCAGTTTGTTGATATCCATATCCTCATCTTCTCCTTTCAGTCGGGCGTTCACACGCTCTGCAATTTCACCGTATTTCCCGAATAAGTAGTTCCCCGGACAACTTTTGCCCTTGTCCGTGGTGTACCGGTGGGGCACCATGTTGCACACAGCCCAGTTTCCGGTAAAGGCCGGGCAATACTGCTTACCTTCCTTCCAGATCAATTTCTTAATGCCGTTTCGCTGGCAGATGTCCACACACAAGTCGATCAGGCTCTCGAAGGCGGCTTCCGTACATTCATAAGGCTCCTGGTAGCTCTGGATACTGGACACCTCGATGGTCACCACCTCATGGTCCACCTTGTGGGAACAGCACCAGGCCCGGTTTTCCTCAAGCACGTACTGTCCGATGCGCCCGTCCGGCCCGATACCGTAATGGCTAGAGGCTTCGGAGGTTTGGAACACCTGCCCACATCCCTCCACGCTGCCAGGACCGGCCATAGTGTGAATGGAGATGCCCTTGATTTTCCCCTGGCGAGGCTTCGTGCAGTGCGGGGATAACTTGGTGTACACCACAAGTTTGCTGTTACTCATTATCGCTGGGCACCTCCTGCTTTACCTCCGGAAGCCCCGCAACAGAAGTCAGCAGGGACAGCACACCGGCCAGGACGGCGGTGGAGAGCACGGTAATCCAGTTCACATCACTCAGCAGGGCGGATGCCCCGATGGTGGCGATGCAGGTTTGGGCAATGGTTTTCACAGCCCGAACCCCGGCGGCTTTCCACCATAGTTTCCATTTCTCGCTCATTTATCATCAGCTCCTTTCTCCCGGACGGGGAGGCGATGCACTTCCTCCATAACGGTTTTTAGGTGCCCATTCCCGCCCAGGCGTTTATATGCCTCGTACATTTCGGCTAGACTTTCTTTTTCGTCCAGGGTGATATACCCCCGGATTATGTAGGATTCGCCCAGCCATCGAACCCTATCAATCATGAGCACTTTTTGTGCCTCCAGAAGGGCATCCAATTTTGTGCTTGTCCCCTTCTTCGTGGCCCACCTGTGGTTGAGGATTGCTACGATGATGGCGGATAGGCCACTCGATCCCAACGCCACCGTCACAAGCGCAAGCAGTGTTTCCATCATCAACCACGCTCTATAGTTACATTGCCGTGAGGGATGAATAGATATGTTCCGTTTTTTCTTCCATACTGAATTATGGTGCAATCACCGTAAAAATCAAGAGAAATCTCATCTCCTTGCGCTGCAATCATAACGTTGGTTAACGCCTCAAACGAAGTTGGGCCCAAATGACTAATTCCATTGTTGTCCCACGCATTGATACGTCTGTGTTTTAGCGTTATGGTGACCTTCTCGCCATCTCCCGCTCCCCCAACAATAGGATTCTGAATCATCTTAACCCCTCCTTATCCTAACGGTTGAATGACCACATACACGGTCAGATTGCTTGTAGGTACAGTCTGGCAGGTAAAGGTCAAACTGTTTGCAGCCTGCCCAGTACACATGATACCGGCCTCATAGTATGCAGACTGGGAGGCAATAGCAGGAGTCGGGGTAATGAGTTGTGCGGTCTCAGTTGCAGACACACCGGAGACTGTGACGGTCTGGGTGTTGGAGGACCAGCCGGAAGTGGTGAGGGTGATGGCGACGGAGGTGGGAGCCTTGGAGTCGACGTAGGCTTTGTTAGCGGCGTCATAATCAGATTCAGGTGATCTGACGCCTCTAATATTAACATTACCCATAGTGTTGTCATGTAGCGTGATGTACCCACTTGAGCTAGCATACATTCCCACGTTTGGAACATTATTTCTCCCGCCTAGATAGAGTGAGCCATTATCCCCCGGAAGCTGAAAAATTGCATCATCATTTAGTTCTCCCCCCGTCAACTGCAAATACCGTGCATCCGCCTGCTCCTGAGTGAGACCGCTTTCAGGCTTATCCACCCACGCAGCTCCAGATGATGTCTTCTCCAGGATTTGCCCCTCAGTTCCGTTCTCAGGCAACCCGCTTGGGGCGTCGGACCATTCCTCGCCTGTGGAGGTTTTGGTTAGGACTTGGCCGGTGGTGCCGCCGGAGGGGAGGACGTTTTCGACGTTCTCTTGTACTTCGTCGATGGCGTCTTGGACGTTGGTCGCTCTCAATCCGGAAGCATATCTATCATAAGATACATCGGATGCAAAATTTGACATGGCTGTCATTTGATAAATTACTCGATCTTCTGCAACTAAATATTCATTAGTCCGTTTATGATCTATGTCAAATTCTATGAAGGTTGCGTATTTATAGATACTGGTCATCGGAATTATCCCGTTCGGAGTGTTCGCAATGATGGAAAATCCCTTTTGATATGCATCTTTTATTTCGCTTAATGTCTTATTTGCCGTATACCCAGAACTATCATCACCTGTGATATTCACATATATAATCGGCTTGTCACCCCACACAGCCCCGTCAGCGGCCTTGTACAGCATCTGCCCTTCCGTGCCACCATCAGGGAGACCACTAGGCGCGCTTTCCCACGCGCTTCCATTCGCTGTCTTGGTCAGTACTTGCCCCGCCGTTCCGCCGTCCGGGGAATCCAGCTTTCCAGCCAGCTGACCGACTGTGGCACCGTCTGTGGGCTCTGTGCCATCGGCCATGCCTGTCACAACGTGCCCGCCCATCTGGAGGTCCCCAGTCATCGGCACCGACCCATCCGCCATGAAATCGCCGGATCCGGTGCCGTTGGATCCGTTGTAAACCTGGAACGTTCCGCCGGTCTGTCCGTTAGTGAGATATACGGTATAGGTATCTGTGGTGCCAGGCGCGCCGGTGCCTGACGTGCGCTCGATACGGTCTACGCTCGCGCCGGTAGGGCCGGTCTCGCCTTGGACCCCCTGTGGGCCGATGACGGAGCCTGCATTGATGGGTTCCCCGGCGGAGAGGGTAATCACCAGGTCGCCGCTCTCGTTTACGGTTGCCCCGGTAACGCTCACGCCCTGGGGACCAGTTGCGCCAGTTTCACCGGTGTCGCCCTTGTCGCCTTGGACCCCCTGGGGAACCCCAATCACAAACAGCAGCCCCCCCTCGGGAGAGGTTGTTTTGGTCACGGTAACGGAGGATCCCGCCGGGAGCGTCTCCCCGTCCATGTCCATATTTTCGATGTAAGTTTTTGCCTGTTCTGCTTCTGTTGCTGCGCTCTCGGCATCGGAGGCGGAATTCGCAGCGGAGGACGCGGATGTCTCTGCCTCGTTGCGGGCCGTCTCGGCATCTGTCTTTGCGTCGCCTGCCTGGGTCGCCGCAGTTTGCGCAGCGGTAGCACTCCCAGCCGCCTGGGTGGCCGCCGTTTGAGCCTGTCCGCTGGCCGTTTCGGCTGCCGTTTTCGCGGTCTCTGCGGCTGTCTGGGCAGCAACAGCGGCATCTTTAGCACTGGATGCCTGACTAGCTGCATCCTGCGCCTGCTCCACGGAATCCCCGATGGTTCCGGCAGCGGCAACGGATTGGTCCCTCGCCGTTTCCGCTGCGTCCTGTGCATTTTCCGCCGCGGTTTGTGCCGCCGCTGCGCCCTGTCTGGCTGCCTCCGCCTGGGTGGCGGATTGGCTCGCCTGGGTGGCTGCGGCTTGGGCCGCCGTTACCTGTGGTGCTACTGCATCTCTGGCATACCCTTTGATGAGTTCTCCCTTGATGCTGGATGTGGTGGAGTTTTGGGAGACAACGAGCAGATCATCGTCCCCCATAGCAGAGGCTACCGGCAAGTCGGTAATCGCCTTTGGTACATTAGCCATCCTTCTTCACCTCCGCTGCATCCTTCCCAGCCTCAGCATAGGCCATCCGGAGCAATTCCCTAGCTCGCGCCATGATCTCCACCTGTTCCCCGGATACTGGGATGGCGGATACAAATTTAAACGCCTGGTCTAAATATTCCTGCACCTTCGTCATGAAATCACTCCTTTGTCCTTTAGAGCTTCCTTTATTTTTTGTACCTGGTAGATCAGCAAAGGGATGAATTCCCCGTAGCGGATCGCGTAGCGATAGCTACCCTCTTTGGTTTCTTCATCAATTCCCCAGGATTTTATGAACGCCGCGAAGTCCTTCGTTGGGATGTTCAGCTCCGACAGAGTTTCCTCGAGGTCCTGCGCGATAATCCCCATGTGGGTACGGTCACTTTGCCCGTCGACGAACTTGAACGAAACCGGACGCAGCGCGTCGAACACAGAAAGGAAGCGGTCCAGCCCGTATTCCACGTCTTTTTTGAAGTTGAGGTCGGACGTGTTTATAGCCGCGTTGACGGAATACACATCCCCCCACCGAACTGTGCTGCGCCCGAGGGTTACGGACCCATCGGAACTGGGCGTCGGGGAGTCGCTGAACGAAAACCGGCCAGTGGACGTTGTGCCAAACGAGCAGTTTGCGGTATCCACCCACCAGTTACCGGCAGATGTCATACGCATGCCGCCGCGGTTCGTAACGAATTCCAGGCCAACGCCGGTGGTCGTGGATGTAATTTCGATGGAGCCAACCGTGCTCCCTCCCGACGCCAACAGTTCCACCGTACCGCCGCGCAGTATGGATGCCTCCACGGTGCCGGTTTGGATTTTTGAGCCGTCAATGTATGTGGTGCCCCGGTAGCTCCACGCCTCTACTTTATCCTCGGCGTTATTTGCGGTGTTGTTGGCCGTGTTGGCCAAGCTGTACGCGCTGTTTGCCGTGCTCTGCGCGTCGTTGATATCCCCCTGGACGGAGCTGGACAAGTCGGAAAACGTAATAGCCCCCGTGAGATTCAGGCGGTCCGCGTCAATCTGTCCGGTTTTGATACAGGCACCATTGATGGTAGTTGTACCGGAGGACAGGCCGGTAAACGTAACGAGGCCATCCATTTGAATGGTTTCGCTGGAAATGGTCACGTCTCCCGCTTTAAGGGAAATCGTGGAGGATGTGGAGCCGTTGGACACCGAAAGTGTGATGGAATCCAATTTCACGGAAATGCTGGATATCTGTCCCTCCAAATCCTCTGCGATACCCTCCACTTGCAGGAGGATTTCGCTGGCGGACTTGGATATCATGGATCTTGTCCTCGCGAGTTCCCGGTCGTACTGCCTGCGCTCCAGGGATTCATACGGGTATTCGTCGTCCACTTCGTCCAGATCAGGCGCGGAAATCTCGGAATTGTACAGGCGAGAAAACGACATGTTTTCGTTAGCGACAACGGAATAGATCCCGCCAACGACAACGCCGTCCCCGATCTCCGCCGCCGGGTCCATCAGGGCCTCCCCCGCGGTGTAAGGTTGGTACTCCACGTTCTGCACAGCGGAAAGAATGGAGTTTGCCATAGCTTGGGACGCCCAGGCGCAGGTGACCTCCAGCGTTCGCCCCGTGTCATTCCCTGCGGTGTAATAGGTCTCGCTGTCTACGCTGAGATTCACGCGAGAGATGTTGGACGGGATGTCACCGATATCCAAACTGCCTGCTCGGGATCCCAGGAAAATAGAATCAGACAAGGATCAACACCTCCCCCGCAAACTGGATGGGCTGGCCATACTCCGTCACCAGGTACCCCGCTTGTTCCGGGATATCTCCAAACCGGATCAATCGCAGCTTTCCCTCGTCGGTGATGATCCAGTTGCCCGCGTCGGAAACGGCGATGAAGGACAGCGCCTCCCGCATGGTGAGGTCCCCTTCTTCGTCCACAGGGTACTCAACGGGGAAATCGTCGGAGAGCACCGTGCGGGGATCCACCGAAACGCCCATGCGTTGGGCAATGTCCGCCACAGCAGTTTCCTGGGGCATGGGCCAGTTATCATACACATAATCCTCGTTGAGCCAGACGTTTTCCGCCTTGAGCATAGCGTCGTAGCCAGTTACCGTTAGGATGCCGGATACCTTATCCAGTTCCCGCGTGGAGAAAAAGAACACGCCCTTTGGGATCCATTCGCTGGCCTGCTCTCCGACGCACACCCGGACGAACACCTGAATTTGCGCTTGCCTTGGGATGGTCCCGATCGGAATGATCTCCATGTCGATCTGCCTGGCATTTACGTTCCCGATCCCCGGGGTGTCGAACAGCCCGCCAGAGATGGACAGGGAAACAATATTCCCCTGGGTATACTCCTGCCCGGCGATGTCCAATTTCAGCTCTGTCCAGTGACCCGGATCGGAAAAAATCTGGTTGTAAAGGTCGCTGGTCGTGTGCATGGTATCACCTCTCTACCAGAGTCATGGAACCGCCCTCCACCCAGGTGATCCCGGATTCTACCTTCTCCTGGGTCATCTCCGGGCCTTCTACCCAGAACACTTTGGTTTTTTCTGTGCCGTCCAGGTCCAGGTAGGTCGCCGTGGATGGCTGGGTAATGAGGTCGGCGATAGCATAGGCGTTTTCCGCCCGCATCCGGGCGAACTCCACGTCGAGCTGCACTTTTCGGATGTTACTACGGTGCTCGATGCCATCCATGGTGACCACGCTGCTCTCCTGCCGGTAGATGGGAGATTGCGCGATTCCGCTCTCCGCCAGATAGCCGGAGATGTCGGTGCCGTTAAGCACAAGTTTCGCTTTCATGCACGCACCTCCATCAGATCAGGGACGATTTCGCGGTCCGACGGGCGTTTCCGTTCAGTGCCGCTCGAAGGTCGTTGAATGTTGCTCGGTAGAGTTCCTTGCCGTTGATGACCAGCGGGATCTCCACTTGGTAAACCTCGCGGGCTGTGGCCCCTCTTGGCACCGCCGCTGTCGCCGCTTGGAGCAGGGCGGATGGGGTGTTGGGGGATGGGCGAGTGACGAGGGATGCTGCATAATCCATATTTGCTGATACGCCGTCAATTTCAGACGCAGACAAAACGTCGTCTCTCAACTTTTTCGCTGCGTCCATCGCGGTTTTGCTCTCACGTTCAATGCCAACAGCCATGCCTTCAGGTATTGATCTGCCCACAACATCTCGAATTAGTCTGGATGGAGAGTTAATACCAAAGAAGCCCTTAATTCCGTTTAGAATACTCCCACACCAATCTCTTATCTTTCCAAGCAACCAGCTCGCCTTTTCTGTAATTCCGTTCCACAGTCCATTTACTATATCCTTACCAACGGAAATAACTTTCCCGGGAAGGTTGCCAAGTTCGGTTACCACATTGGAAACAACGTCACTCGCCCCTTGTTTCGCTTTCGCGACCATATCAGACGCCCAGGAAATGATGTTAGAAATAACCTCTGATAAGAATTCTTGCACTCTTCCAGGCAAAGTAGTAAAGAACTCAATTACAGCGTTAATCGCATTGCTTGCCCCGTCCCGCATATTGCTCAGCAGATTGCTCGCCCACTCTGCGACCCGTGAAATCACCTGTGAGAAGAACTCTGCAATTTTCCCTGGCAGTTCAGAAAAGAAGTTTACGACTGCGTTTATTGCATTGCTGGCGGCATTACTCATATTGGTTACCAGGTTGCTGGCCCACTCTGCCACGCTCTGAATGATGTTGGAGAAAAACTCTGCGATCTTCGTCGGAAGCTGGGAGAACCATTCAATAACTGTCTGGATGGCGGCAGGCAGAGTTTCCGTGAAGAAGCCAACCAGCGCACCAATAACAGTAATAAGTAACTGAATTGCAGTCACAACGACGTTAATCGCCGCACTCAGCACAGCAAACGGGACTGCGAGGATAACCTCTCCCAGCGTTTGGAAGAATGTTGAAATTGCCGCAATTTGTTCCTCGGTGAACGCACTGCTAATCGCGTCCTTCACACCCTGGAACGACTCCTTGAGCCCTTCTACGATGGGCTGCACAAGCTCCAAAGCGCCCTGAAAAACCGTGGAAAACGCCTCTCCCAACGGAGCAAGCGCCTCCAGCAACCCGGCTATTGCCTCGGTAACGGTGGCAACAACTGGGGCGAGTGCCTCGCCGATTTTTCCCATCGATTCCTGCATGTGGGCATTTGCCTCGTTCATGGCAACAATCTCCGGGTTCGTGTCGCGGAATGCCTGGGCAAGCTCCGGCAAGCCCTGCCGAGAAAGTTCCTCCATGACCAGCCTGGCTCGTTCCGCGGGATCCTGTGTTGCCTGGAGTTTCGCGTTAAACTCATCCTCTGCGGTACCGGCAGTCCCGGCAGCTTGTGCGGCCCAATTCAATACATCGGCAAATGTCCCGGTGACTGTGCCGGTTTTAATGGTCTCGTTTACAGCCTCTGCCAGAGAGTCGATTGGGATGGAATCTCCGTACTTGGCCCACGCTCCGATCGTCCCGTCGATCATCACAGTAAGGTCCTGCTGAGACAGACCGAGCGCTTGCAGGTTCTGCAAAGCGGTAGCGCTAGATTGCTGGTCCCCGAGTATTGCGTAAAGCTGACTGTAACTCTGAGCCGTTTGTTCAGCGGAGTACCCGGCTTGCTGGCTCGCAATCTCTAACGTCCCCATGATCTTGTTGTATTCCATGGTTTCGTTGACCAGGTTTTGTATGCCGGATATAGCGGACTGCACAAGACCAGAAACAGCGCCCGCAATACCGCCGCCAAGGATAGAGTCCTTCAATCCACTGAACGCGCCAGAAACCTTGCCGCCTATTCCGTCGGCAGCGTCCCCGAGGTCATCGAGAGAACTGCTTGCTTTGTCGGCAGACGAATCAATGTCCCGCATTTCCTTTTCCATTTTGTTCAGGTCTGCGGTAGCATTATTGATTTGAGTGCCTAAATCGTTGACCACTTTCTGCTGGCGATTATAGGCGTTGTTTGCCTTTGTGACAGCCTGTATCATTTCCTCTTGGCTGTCATACTGGCCGTTTGCCGCATCGTCCGCGGCCCGAGCTAATTCGTTCAACTTAGCTATTTGGCGGTCGTACTGGGCGGTCAGAACGCTGATTTTCTGCCGTTGTGCCTCCATGGACCGTCCAAGTATATCGGCCTGTTTTGCAGCGCGACCTTCTGCATCGTCCATGTCGTTCATAGACGATACCGCGGCCTTCATCTCACTTCCGAGGTTTTTCAACTGTGAATTGATCCCGTTCAATGCAGAACGAAACTCTTTTTCTCCGTCTACGCCTACACGAATCGACACATCTGTTGCCACAAAATCACCTCACTTATAAGAAAGTAGCCGGAAAAACTCCCCCTCTTGGTCCCTAACAACCCGCTTCTGCTTTGCCCCTTCCTCTTTGATTTGCTGCACGGCAATCAAGTCCAAGAGCAACCCAACGGGAATGTCCATTGCTTCCTCTAGGGAGAGTCCTATTTTTAGACCATACCAAAGGAACCAGGCGGCCGTTACTTCTCCGCCCCCCTGGTTCCGTCTACGTTTTTTGGGGTTTCCGCCTCCACCGTGGTCTTCCCGGTTTCTCGGATGACGTTGACCACCGCGCCGAAAAGATTGTCAAAATCATCTGCGCCGATTTCATCGATAAAGTCATCGAACGAAATGTCTCCCGGGTTTTTTATTCCGTGCTTTTCCGCGTATCGGTGCCCGGAAGCCATCATGCTATGGAGAAGGGGCAGAAGGTCAGACATCCTGCCACCTTCTGCGATCTGCTCCAGCTTTTCTTGGATACTCTTTCCGTCCTGTTCAAGTTCCAGCATCAAGCGGCCAGAAAAACACGACGGGTACTCTTTTCCGCCAACCGAAACATTAACGAGTCTCAATTCACGCACCCTCCTTCGCCGTCACCGTCGCCTTGCCGGCCTTTACTGCCTTGTTCGCGGCGTCTGCCTCCACCACGCCGATCTCCTGGCCAGTGGTTGCCTGGATGGCAGACATCCCGTTCCAGGGCGTCCAGCTAGACACATCCTCGCCGTATTCTGCCGGGAGGGTAACGTCCGTGTTCACCTGGTACACATAGTGGTTCCCGTATGTAATGGGAGGTGTCACGGTAATTTCGGTTTCCCCTGTCTCAGACCCTGCGGCGCTGGAAACCGTCAGTGTGCCCAGGGTCGGATTAGGGTTTGTGATGTTCAGCGCATCCTTAATGGCTGCCTCCGCGTCGGCCTCGGTGTCCATGGGGGTGGACTGCATCTGCCAGCCGTGCTTGACGCTGTCGTCGCGCATAACGGTAGCAGTCAACTCCTTGGCCTGCCACTCGATGGTCTCGCCCTGAGTGACAGCGGAAATGCCAGGGTTCGCAAACTGGATCTTGTTGAACACCACTGCAATCCACTTGGTCTGGCCGTTCTGCTTGGCCTTGATGATGCCGCCGAAACCAACGTAAGGAATCGCCTGATCATCGTCGTAGACAATCCACTGGGGGCTGGCAGTAGTCACACCATCCACGTCCATGGCCTCCTGCTTGAGGCCGAGGATTGCCAGCATGGGAGTGGGAAGCAGATCATCCGTGGACAGGGTGATAGTGCCGCCGGAAAACTGGTTGTCCGTTTCTGCAACAGCGTTGTCGGCATAAAAATTGTTGCTGTCCCCCTCTTCCAGTTCGAGGGTCAACTCGGTGGCCTTGCCGATCAGGCCGCCGTTGGAATAGGTAACGGTGTTGCCATCGTTGCTGTAGATGGCGTAATAGGGTTTGGATAAACCGATGGTTGCCATATGCGATCATCCTTTCGAAAGTTTTTTGAATTCTTCTTCCGCTACCTGGACCATCCGTTCTCTGGCTTGTCCTCTAGTAGCTCGAAGCGCGTTCGCGAAAAATGGGATTTTCTTTGAGAACGAAGTCCCGGACTGCGTCGCTCTGGCGATCATGATATTTGCCTTGCCGTTTGCGTTGTAATCCGGTTGCTGGAAGCCGATCAAGGTATTGATGAAACCGTTATCATCCTGCATATCTGCAATACCGAACGAATCCTGTAGCCCAGCTTTCTCCACGGATGTAATCCCGTTTTTGGGATTGCTTTCAGTTCCCCAGCTTTCATCTACGGGAATAGCGCTGATGTTCGCAGATACCTGATTTGCAATGATGGCACTCCCCTCATACACGGCCTTTTTGACTACGTCATCTGCGTTCTCACCTAGAGATCGAATGATTTGTAGGTACTCATTGATTGCATTAGTCGTCACCTTAGCCTTCGGCATCGTCTGTCACCTCCCAATACCATTCGTAATGGGTGAATCCCGTTTCCTCTTCGTACTGCGTGGAGTTCAGGACCCAGGCGATCCCGGCGGCGTCAAACGCTTCCTCTATCTGTTCCTTCCACGGGTCAAACTCCTGTTTGGTATACAGGTCTGTGTACCCGGTAACAGCCTTTTCCGCGTGAAGGTTACCCGCTTCCAGATCGTTGGATCCGGTTTCACCCCAAACGAAATACCGATCAGAGTGCAGCTTTTCGTTGTGGCTGACAGAATCCGTAACCGACGTGTGGGCAGAAATGATTGTTTCGTACCACCTCATCATGGCACCTCGAATTCTTGTTCTATTTTGGCGAGGGTGATGTCAACGGATTCCGGCCATACATCCATCACGGACTGCACTAGATCAACGCGGTACTGACGTCCATCCTCTGTGATCGCGACATTTTGGTTGTTCACATTTCCGACGCGCTGCGTCCTGATTACCCGCTCAATGTCCACCTGGTTTTGCCGGCCGCTATAGTAGCGTTGGATTCCCAAACGCTGCTCTTCGTAGCGAAGGGAAACCTTTTTCGTCAGCTTAGGTTCTGGCTGGTATCCAGGACGCGCAGCGTCCTCCACAGAATAGATGGTTACAACACCGTCGTTGTAACTCTGGGTGACCTGGTTACTGGGACGATACGGTGCCTTCCACGGCTGGGACATACTCGCTCACCGCCTTTTGGTTCTGCATCCCGATGACAAGGGGCTGATAGTTGTTTTCAAACACATCGAGCGCTCCGTCTCTTGCGTACCGCACATATTCCATCAAGAGAGTGCGCGGAAGCCCGTCCTCCATGTAGTCTGCCTCCCCGCCATATTTCAGATCCAGGTACACAGACCCCGCGGCGATGAGGCCGGACACTTTCGCGTCCGTTGCCTCATCGTCCCAGGTGATGTTCAGGTAGTTTTTTACATCGGCCAGCAACGATTCAGGAATGTTTTCTCGCCGCATACTGTCACCCCTTAAGAGCTTGCCAGAATCCCAGCTGCACGAAGAGAAGCCAGCAGTCCGTTAAACTCTTCCATAGTAGGAGCTGCGACTACGTCTGTAACGGCAGCGGCCATCTTCACGCCGCCCAGCGCGCTAGTGGTAGCAGCAGGAAGCGTATAAGAGGAGCCGGCAGGGCCCTGGGCCCCAGTATCGCCCTTGTCACCCTTAGCACCCTTCAAATTTTTGAAGGCGAACGAAAACACTTTGGCAGTATCAGGGCCAGATGCAGATACCGTTACAGAGGGTGTCCCAGTGTTGGCGTCTACGGTAGCTGTGGGGGTACCAAACCCAGCAGCAGCACCAGCGGGACCGGTAGCACCTGTTGCCCCGGTTGCCCCGGCGGGTCCCTGGGGGCCGACCTGCTCATTCTGAACACCCTGTTCGAGCTTATTCATCTTCTCGGCGGTGATAAGATCACCATCGGTCCAAGTTGTGGGTGTATATGCCATCTGAAATCATCCTCTCTGATTCAAATCGTTCCAATCCGTGCTCTTCCAATCTCCCCCGAGCCAACGAGCCCGGTATTAGCCGGGGGTGTTAACCCCCCGACTTAGTCACCGTCACAGTGTAAGATTTGTTCGCGGTACCATTCGCTGCGGTCACCTTCACGATCAGGGTGTTTGCGCCTTCCTTCCAGGTAACTGCTCGGCCATTCACGACGGGAGCGGCTGCATCGTCGCTGGGCCCCTGGTTCGTGATTTCGATGGTCGCATTTGCGTCTGCCGGGATTGCCATGACCGTGTTGGTAGCGTTGGTGGTAGACGCGGTATAGGTAGTAGTACCGGCTGCAAAGGCGGGAGACAGGGTCAGGCCGCCAATACGGAGGTCTGCCAGAGTTGCAACATCGGATGCATCAGGGGCGTCTACCTGCTGCACCTTCCACACAGCGGGCTGAATGGCGGAAATATTCAGGACGAAGAAAGCGTTGTTGTCCATGGGGAAGCCGTTTGCGTAGCCCTTGATCAGGTATACACGCTCATCCTCCAAGAACCGGTAGTGGTCGGAGTACTCAATCCGGCCGTCTCGGGCGGAGCCGATAGCAGCAAAGTACTTGTACCCCAAGCCCATGATCGCCTGTCCCTGCTCCACGGCGGGAGACTGGATTACAGTCATGGGATAAGGCATCACGTCGTTGGCGTAAGTACCATTGGGGGTCATCATAGTGGTGGCGGGCATGATCTTCTGGAAATAGTCCACAGGATTGACCACCAGGATCACGTCACGCACATTTCTGGCCTTGCCGTTAGGATCCACAGCCATCAGGGAGAGCAGATTACCCACAGTAGCAGGAGACAAGTCGGACACGGCCACGGGAGCCTTGACGGGGTACACGCCACCGGTTACAGTCACGTTGTCTCCGACCTGGCGATTCATGCCGATGGGCATCTCGTTGCCGTCGCCAGCCACAATACCGGCCTCCAGACCGTTGGCATAGGCCTCGTACAAAACCTGCCGCACAAAGCTATCCAGCCATTCAGGGCCCAAATCCAGCATGGCCTTGCAGACCGGCATAAAGGCGGACAGCTTGAGCAGGCCGGTGTCCACTTCCTTGAAGCCGGATGTCAGTTCCCGGACGATCTCATCACACAGCTGACCCCAGGCAGCTTTCTGGTAGCCGTTGGTGTTCATCATCATCCGGATCGCGCCCCGGGTGTTGGTGAACTGGATATGGGACAGCAGAGGATGGGAAGTCTGGAGCTCATCGAACACAGCGTCAATGACGGTCTCAGGCATCACCACATCCAGGTTGTTCAGAGCCTGGCGGGGATCCTTTTCCTTCATGGCGCCGATGAGCTTCTGATAGAAGACCTTCTCCTTGCTGGTGAGCTGGCGCACACCACGGGCGGTCAATACAGAGGTGTCAATCCCCTGCTTCATCTCCTCCACCTGATCGGCAGCTCTCTGCTGCACGTCGTCACCGATGTTCTGAATCATCTCGTCAAAAGCGACCGAGAATTCATCGGTGTTTCCATCTTTGATGGCCTGCTGAATTTTGGCCCGGATCTCATCCCGGGTCAGAGCGTCATTATTTCTCATTCGGGTCAGTTCTCCTTTCTGTTATCGAAAAGTTTCATGATAGGGTTGGTAGGAACGGACTCTTCTGCCCTTGGTTCCTCCAGGGGCTCCTCTCCGGGTTTCTCCTGCTCGGGCGCCTCAGAAAACACTCGCTGGATAATCCCTCGCTTGGCTGTCTGGACCACAGGAGCCGATGGATCCGCTGTGATGGCCGTGGCGAGGCCGTACTCCAGCGCCTGCGCAGGCGTCAACCATGTCTCCGCCTCCATCAGTTGACGAACGGTATCAGCATCCATACCGGCCCGCTCGACGAATGCATTGATTCCAACGTCGGTCATGAAATCCGCCTCATCCGCCGCAGCACGCAGGTCTTTGGCGTAGCCCTCGGCACTCATCATCACCTGGTGGAGGTAATAGGCGGACAGGTTGGACGCGATTCTCTCATCGCCAGCCAAGAACGGATAGAGGGCCGCGCTGGCAACGAATCCGTCTCCATATGTCACAACCTTAGCCTGGTGTTGCCGGAGCGCGTTGTAAATCGCCCAGCCTTCCGATACGGATCCGCCATAGCTGTTGATGTGAACGCGGATTTCGTCAACCTCAAGAGATTCGATTTCATGACGAATCCCATTTGCAGATACATCTCCATCAAAAAACTCGAATGGTACTATGTCGCCAAAAATGTAGATATCCGCCGATCTATCGGCTTGCTGGATTGCATAGTAATTTCTCACGTTGTATCACTCCTTCCCCGTGCTCAGGTTTCGGGTGGCTTGTCCCATGGTGGAGATGTTCAGGGTCATAAAGTGTTCATCGCCCCACGGCTCTGTAATCGGGGGCTGGTTTGCCGCCCGCAGCACGTCATTGATGGTGAATGCGCCGGACCCGACCAACTTTTCCACGTTTGCCGCGTTGGCGAAAATATCGAAGTGAATGATGCTAGAGGTGTCAATCCGAAGGAAGTTCCCTCGGCTCCAACCCTCATACCCGTACCGCTTCCGGTTGATTTCCTCTTGGAGTTGGTCCGCAAGAGGGTCGATGCAGTTTGTGAGGAAGCGTGTGTTGGCATCCGCCGTCCCCTCGACAGAGCCGTTGACCAACACGGACGGGATCAGGAATCCCCTCGCGGTAAAGTCGAAGATGTCCTCTATCATGGCTCTGATATCCCTTGTGTCCCTGCTGGCACCAGAAGCCCCGCTGACGTTCTCGTAGGTGTATCCGTCGAACTCTGGCAAGATCGCTCCGTCGCTTTCTAAAAACGGCTTAACCTGGGCAGCGATCATCTCTTGGAATTTCTCTGCCCATCCTTTGTCGCCCTGAGCGATTTGGTTCACATGAACCTTCCAGTGCTGGCCGTTCCCCCATGTGTACGCCTTCATCGCCGCGGACACCATTCTCCAATAGGACTGGTACAGTCCATCCAGGATCGGCTTCATGTTTGTTTGGTTCAGCTTCAAGTGAATGACGCCGTTTTCGTAAAACGGATACTGGAATTGGTACTCATCTACCGTTACGCCGCTATACTCGTTTTGCCGGGAGGGCCACAGTGTCGGCGGCTCCCAGGTGTCTGCCACAACAAGCGAATCAAGGTCGCCTCGCTTCATCGTGTCTACCACCAGGGCCTCGTTATTCTGGTACAACCGGGCGACCAACTTGTGCAGGAACGCGCTGGAGTTTTGGTTCGTGTTCGGGGATACGTTCCACAGGTAGTACTCTCTCCCCTTTACCTCTTCGTTGGCTTGGAAGGTGCGGAATTCGCACCGCCCCAACGCATTGGCAACCATGTTCACGCAGACCCAGAAGGACAACTCGCGCACCTGGTACTCCTGTGCAGCGTCGAGCAGCTCGCGACAGGTTACCTCAACAGGGTCAGACTGGCTTCGCTCCCGAAGCCATCGAAAGAAATTGATTCCCACCGGTTCGCCTCCTTTCGGTTTTACTTAAAAGAAAAGAGCCAACCACCGATCTCTCGGCAGTCGGCTCAATGGCTCTCGAACTTGGAAACTGATTTTATTTTTCCCAGCGGATTTCCCCGCTCCAATTGCAACGGCTACCATCCTTTCGTTTCTGCTTGCAAACGGTATATACCCCACGGGCGTCCGGCTTTACCGGGTGGATCTTCTTCCCGCACCTAGGGCAACAAAACCAGGTTTGTCCATTGAATTCTTTCAGCACACGCAAACCTCACAATCGAATGGCTCCAACAGGCGGCATTTCCACCGGCATCCCGTCCCCCAACGCTGGCTCAACAACCATGCTGGCCACTAACGCCATAAACGGGTCTGTCTTTCGACTTCTTGCTTCAATTTTGGCGTAAATGAAATTTCCTGTATCCACGCCAAGCTTTCGGCTGCTTGCCACCCGCTTTGTGTTGTTTACCGCCCACCGAAGGCACGGGTTGTCCCCCCAGTGGAACAGGCCACGGTCAAAGCACTCTTGAATGACTGGTTCCACCTGCATGATGTCAGACGGACGAATCATCTTGACCCGGGTCTTGTCCGCTGCGTCGAAGCCGATCTTCCGCAGACTCTCCGAAACCAACGTCCACCTGTAGTGGTCCATAGCAAGCATCTTCAAGTTATATTTCTCCGCCGCCTTGGCGATGTATTGGGCCAGCAAATCCGGATGAATGGACACATCGTCTACCGCCGTAACAAACCCGCGTTCAGCCCATTCCCTCCACGGAGCCTTCACACGGCTCAGCATTCTGGACTGTAAACACATCCAGGCGTGGTTGATGTCGTATCGCTCTGCCCCTCTGCGAAAGTGCAGATTTACCGCCGCCCAGTCGGACAGCTCAGCATAGTCTATCCCGACGGTGCAGGACCATCCCTGAAGATCGGGAACCGTTTGGTTTGTGGCCTTGACCTTCTCATAATCGGTCACCGCGATCTCTTTGAAGCCGGCACGGATTCCCATGCGTTTGGTAATGAAATCCCCATTCTGTTCCGGGTGGTCTTTCCAATCCCGGTACTCGTCCGCGATCTCTTGTTGGAGGTGCGGCATGTAGTACAATGACGGATTTGCCATGAACCAGTTTTCTGGATCGTGAACCTGATCCTTAGACTCCAGGCAGCAGATGAAGGGAAGAAACCCATTGTCCTCCTCTCCTTCAAACAGGATCCTTCGTCCTCTGGCCAGATAATCGTCCAGCGGTCCATCCGAAACTTCCCCGTTGGAGGTGAAGATTCCGACGCGCGGCTGGGCCACCTTCCCTTGGCCGGTGATAAACACCTTGATATTGTCGTAGTTCTCGAAGGCGTGGACCTCATTGAACACAACTTTGCCAGAGCGCATACCGTCCCGGCCTTTCGGATTATTGGTCCGCCCCTTCATAACCCCTTTGTTCTTTCGGCCCTGGATCAGTTCCTTGGTATGGTAGTAGTGCTTTCGCAGCTTGCTTTCCCACTTCGGCGTCTCCAAAACCTCTGCCAGATCCTTGACGGGCGTGACTGCCTGTTCCTCGTTGTTGGCGCAGATGTCAACATTGTAGTGGGCGACCGGATTGTACGGAGAGATGGAACACGCGGAATCGAACGCAATGAATCCGTCCTTCCCTGCGCCACGGCCCACCATACAGAGAACCGTTTTCCATCGCGGCGTCCCATCCGCTTTGTAGGTGCAATCCCAAAGCGTGAGCAAGAATTCCTCCCACGGAAAGAGCCGGTCATAGGGAAAATACTTGACCAGCCCAAGGTAATGCCCCAGCTGCTCACGATCCACATGAACGTCCTCCTGGTCGAACACCCGCCGAACATAAGCCGCCAACGCATGCTGCTCCCGGCAGGCCCGCGGGCAATCCTGCTCCACGCTCTCTAAATACCCAAGGACCTCTTTAGGGATCTCACAGGGCATCGTCATCACCACCGGATGGCTTTGCGTTAAGCGCCTGATCCTGGAACCCAAGGGCGCGCCAGATGTTTAACATCTGAGAAGAGATTCGGGCGATCTTCTCCACGCTCTTGTTGTCTGTGGTCCCCTTCTGGTTGGCGCCGTTTTGGTACTCCACATACACCCCGCGCTCCGCAATATCTTCGGCCAACATTTTTTCCAAACACCACAAGCTCATGTACTCGTTGACCTTATCCACATAAGGCCGGCTAACCAGCCCGCGGGCTTGAAGATCCTCCAGCAGATCCTCGCGAAGCTGCTTGTAGTCCGAAGTCTTTTCGTAAACCGCGCACAGACCGGATGCTTTTTTCGGCATGTTATCACCTCACCTATACGCATAGTATAATATATACAGAAAGGACTGCACCCTTAGCGACCGGCCATTTTCAACCTCGACTCATTTTT